CCAATGTTTTCACGGAGGCTCTCAAGAGAGGCTTCCTTGAACACACCCGAGGGGCCAGTCACCTGGTTCTCGTCATCGACACTATCCATAGCGCCAGGAGTCAGCTGCTTAGACTTAGCTTTGGGTTCACCCTTGTAGGACTCAGCATAGGCTCCATCAGGTCCAACAATCTGACCTGCAGTGTCAGTGTCATCCATAGCGCCAGGGGTCAGCTGGCGATTCTTGGACTTCTTGCCATCGCCGATTTCTTCGCGAAGGGTTTCCAGGTTAGCTTCGCCAGAGATGTCGCCTGTCTCATACTCAGCGTGCTCAACCATCTTGCTACCCTTCATTGACTTGCGGGCGGTTGTAACACCGTCTTCGCCGGTCATTTCGTCAGCTTGGGGCTCAGCATACAGCAGGTTGTGGGTGCCAACCGATTTGGCACGGGCATCGGAGGACTTTTGACGGATAACACGCATAGATCCGTCGGACATGACATTAACGGTCTTCACAGCGAAGATCTCGTCATCAGGCATTTCTTCCGACTCAGTGGGCATCTTGGTAGCGCCGTCATCACGACCATAAGGGTCGTTACCGTCTGAAACTTTCGGGGCGTTGACACCGTAGCTCTTAGCGTCTACGTCGTACTGGTCCATGTTGTTGACACGCTCGTAGTTGTCAGACTGACCAGCCCAACGCTCAGCGCCATCCGCTGCCATTTCAGAGTCTTTGGCAGTCTTCATGCGGTCGACGTCTTGCTCGCCGTTTTCGGCAGTGTGCATGCGATCGCGATCTTGCTCACTGGATTTGGCGGTCTTCATGCGACCCACATTGCCGTCCGCGTCTGACTTACCGGTCTTCATGCGGTCGACATAACCGTTATCGGCAGAGCGAGCGGTTTCGTAGCGGCCAGTAGGATCTTCAGCGTGGTCAGCTGGGCCAGGGCCACCGTCGCCACCGTGACGTTTCATCACGCCTGAGTCGGTCATGTCGTCTTCGGCATGCTTGACTTCCATGCCTTTTCCTTTCGCTTTGGCTTTCATTTCTTCGGCCTTTTTCTTGAAGGCTTCGGGCATTTCGCCGTGTTTTTCATCGAGTTTTTTCTCGTCAGCTTCTTCGTAGACATTCTCTACGACTTGCATAACTTGGCCGTGGGCACCTTTGGCGTGCTTCCGGCTGATTTTTCCTTGGTCCATAAATTCCTCTTCCGGAAATTGAGTTTCGAGGTCAGCCGTCTGCTGAGAGATTTCAGTGCCTTCGCGACCCGTGTGTTTGCTGGTTTCTTTGAATTGGGGAGCGTCAGGGTTTGCCATTTGAGCGGCGTCCCCTTGACTCGTTGCCGAAGACCCGGCAACTTCTTGCGTGTTTTCAGTTGTTTGCGATTGTTGGTTCTCTTGCAGGTCTTTGACCGCACTCGACACATCCTCTCGGACGGCATCGAGTTTCTCGCGGAGCATTTCGAGAGGGCTTTTTTCCACAATCAAGGTGGGCCCAAGGTCCTCATCGAAGATGTCGGAAGGAGCGAGAGAAACGGCGAAGTCGTAGACTCCCTCTGCTTCCGAGAAAGAGAAGGGTTCTAAACCTTTCACTGCAGGGGGAGAGGCCCCCAGCAGAGCAAGGTGGCGAGCACTCCACTTCCCCTTGTGAGGGTTTATTGCGCTGTCAGGCGAGTAAAAGGAGATCGAGACCTTGCGGTAATGACCTTCTTTTACTAAATCTCTAGCAGTATCGGTAAAAGCAACGTCAGCATAAAGATTTCCGCCTTGCTGGCTGAACCCTTTGATCCAGCCGTAGGCAGGAGTGCTGTCGTTATCACCGGCATGCCCGATAACAAGGGGAGCTTCGTGGATGGAGGGGTCGTAGTTTTTCACTACCTGCTCAAGATCCTTTTCAGAGAAGTGCCTCTGAACACCTTGGGCAGAAGTTTGGTCCCCCGCCTTGAACACATGAATCTTTTTTGTGAACACCGTGTTTAGTAGTGACCCGTTATACGTTTTTTACCCTACTTATCCATCTCTGCGGCTTCGTCTTCTGATATAATCTGATTGCCAAATGGTTTCTTCCCTTCTTCCTCATCTTCATCTTCATAAGGCAACCCTAAGAGTCTCATGATGTCTTGGTCAGATAATTCATCCTCTTCAAGGGGCTCACTAATTGCATCGGCTTGAGATTCTTCAGGAGTTGCCCCAGCAGGGGTTTCCATAGCATTCGCAGCAGCCTGCAGCTCTTGGCCCGCTGCTGCCTCTTCTGCCGGAGGGGCTCCGGCTTGGTCCCCACCGAAAATAGAGCCGAACAGGTCTTGATCTTGCTCCGGATCAAAAGTGGTCCCTTGTTCTTGCTCGCCCTCATCATCTTTTTTCTCTTCTAACTCGACACGGAAATGACGTTGAATCCATTCCTTGCGAGGGGTATATCCCGACTGGATTAGTAGGGAAACGTCCGGTACCGTAAGGGGAGATTCCTCAATACGGAATTCACGAGTTAGGATTGGCGCGGCAACATCTGTACCAAAGTTCAAATCAACAATCCACCTGACCAGTGTTTGTGTTAAAGTTTGAGACAGGGTTTCAGACAGTTCGCTGGCGCGAACCACGCGAATGGTGTTTGCTACTTGAGACGAAGCACGTGATCCAGCCTCGGCTTGACCTGCTTCGTCTTCCCCGCAGATTACCAGTGAGATCTCTTTGTCGATATAGTCGATCAGGTTTTTGAAAACCTCGGGGGACCCGGACGGTACGACAAACTCAAGTTCGTACCCTTCCGGAAGAATCATCGCAGTTTCTTGCGAGAGATTGGATAAGTGTCCGTACAGAGTATCCAGTTCTCGCTTGCTTGCGCTGAGCGGTGCTTTCGCAACAGCAGTCGGCGTCGCGTAACGGTCGCCGTAGAGCACGTAAGACTCGATGGCACGGCGCCGAAACTTGACGAGAGGATAAAGAATCCGGCCCAAAGCAGCACCGTACGGGTCACCGTTGTGCGAAACATAGTATCGAGATACAATAAATTTCCGTTGAGGTAGTTCGACGCCCTCAAACATCCGGTTAAAGGTGAGGCAACGCATGGTAAACCCTGTTTGGGCATCCTCGGATTCCTGGAAGACGAAACGGCGTTGATCCCGCATTCGAACGTCAAAAGGGATGACTCCGCGCTTGGTTTTCTTCCACATTATTTCGCCAACTGAGAAACCTGTGACCATGGCTTCTGCCATTCCAGTGTAAACACGGTCTATGTTCATCTCCTCGAGAACTTCGGCAACGAAATCCCGAACTGCGAGATCTCCGGGTTTATCTGAGTATTCTTGAACGTACCAAGGCCGAGAGGTTACTTCTTGAAGAAGTTTGCGAAACGATGCTTGAACTGCCTCGTCGTAAAGGAGACGTTGATAGACTATGAGAGCCCGGTTCCCACCCTTTTGCAGTAAGAGATCATCGTTAGGCCTGACGATGGTATTTCCTTGCCCCGTAAAGGGGCTCGATGACCCGAATTGATAGATCGCAGATAAATTGTAGGGATCGCTTGTGTAGCGAGCCACCTCCCCACTAGGTACCGGCGCAGTTTTGAATCTTTGGGCCATTTACTTACTCCTTTTGATGCGACCGCGAACCCAACCTTCGCCGGGGCACGTTTTAGCCCGGGTTGAAGTCATACCGTTATTCCACCACACATTGCCTTTGCCCGAAATACCCTGCCTCTCCGCAGTTCGAGGTATCTGAATTCTTCCAGTAACCCACTCACCGGGAGGAGACTCCACTCCAAAACGATTTTCAGCACCATTGTTCCACCAGCAGCCCAGGCGCCCCATAACCCATCCTTCCCCGGGGCACTCGAAAACTTTCACCTGTTCGATACCGTTGTTCCACCATTTTGTTCCAGCTTGTGACGGTGGCTCAGAAGCATTCGGATTGTGATTCACACACCACATTGTGCCGTGATAGAAGTCCAGGTAATACTGCTCCTCGTCACGAGTGTCCAACCCGTCGTCTTCACCCGCAATCCAATAGAAGTTTTCAGGGTTCTTATGTAGTGCTCGATGAAACAGTGGATTCTCGTTTTTGGTGCCGTGGTGTTCTCGGCATCGCCTTACGAAATCCTGAGCGCTCCCCACGTAGAACTTCTTGTTGGTTAGATTTATCGCGGCGTAAGTAATCACACAACAACAGCGTTTATAACTTATTTTACCCGTTTACGCTCTGCGTAAACCCGGCTAATTAGCTAAAGT